CCGGCATCGAGGATGCTGGTGAGAGTCTGGAGCGGGCTGGTCACCGCCTGCACGACACCGCCGACGAACTGGCTTGCGCTGCCGGGTAAGTTTTTGACCGCCTCGACAGGCACCTCGGCTAACCCGTAGCTGCGGCGCGGCCCGGGGATGCCGCCGGTAGGCGCAGACGTGTCGAATCGATCAAACGGATTAGCGGCAGGCGCGTCGAATTGATCAAACGGGTTTTTCGCCATCACTTGCCTCCAAGCACACGGGCCGCTGCGCCAGCACCATATTTGGCATCAAACTCAGCCCGCATCCCAGGATTGGCCTGCAAGTATTGGATTGCTGCAGCAGGTATAGCACCAGCACCCGCAGCACTTGGCTGACCACGCTTGGGCACCACGATGGGCTCAGTGGAGATGCCTGTTCCTTGAAGAGCGCTGGCGGGGATCTGCTGAACTCGTTTGTTCCAAGTTTCGGCGCTCTTCTCGGCAGCAAGTCGAGACAAACGAGCCAACTCCGTGAGCGACTTCGCGTCGTAGGTGATCTGACCAGCCTTGGCCTTCTCCAAGAAGTCCCGGTCGGCGTTGGTGAAGCCCTGACCCGCACCGAGGTTGGACGACTTGATGGCACCCAGCGTTGTCTCGGCCAGCGAGGAGATCAACACCTCGGTGTTCTTGATCTTCTCGGCGTCAGTGCCACCGGCTAGGTTGAGTGCCTTGGCAACCTGCAACCGGACGTTCGCACCAGTACCTGTGATGACCTTGCCCGTCGAGATCAGGTCCATCACGCGGTCAGCGGTCGCTGCGGCTTGAGGAGCACCTTCAGCGGCAGTCAGCTTGGCGGCGTCTGCGTCTGCGATCAGACCACCGAACCGTTCAGCGTACTTCTTCTCGGTGCTGACAGCGACGTTGGTGACCGGTGCACCAGACTTTGCGATCCGCGATCTTTGAGCCTCGACATCAGGGGGCAACGGCACATCAGCGTAAGTGCCAACAGCAGTTGGTGTACCACCCAAGCCCGGAATCTGAATAACCTGACGTTGACCGCCCTGGTCAATCACTTGCGTCGTAGGCTTGTTCAGTTCCATGAACTTCTCGGTGCCCAGCTTCGACTCGTTGATGAGTCGAGCAAGGCCACCGGGGGTCTGAATCATCTGCGCGATGCGACCACGGGACTGCTCGGCAGTCACGCCACGAGCAGTCAGCGCAGGACCAATAACCGGGTCTTTGTGATTGGCCTCGTGCCATGCAATGTACGCATCTGCCGCACCGGGAGCAGTGGGGTCCAACGTGTCAAGAAAGCTGCGAGACTGCTTCAGTTTCTTGTCCAACAACTCCGTGCTGGCAACGTCAGCCTTGGTGCGTGCCTCACGGCCTTCGAAGAACTGCTTCTCGATGGCCGGTATCTTGGCTCCATACCCGCCCGTGGCCAGCGATTGGCGTAGACGATTAATGTCCACGTCGCCGGTCTGCGGGTTGTAGGCGTCGCGGTATGCAGCGTTCAGAGCGTTGGTCGTTTCCTGCTCACGCTGAGCCTGTCGCATTTGCAACTGCGCCTGCTGCATCTGCAACTGGTTCAGTTGGCTCTGCTGCTGGGCGCCTTGGATTTGACTGACGCGAGCGTACCGCTCCAGAGGGTCTTGCAACTGCAACCCTCGGAAGCCCCCGGCGATGACTGGATCGAGTGCCATCATCAGACCTTTCCGTAATCGACTGTCAGGTATCCGTCAACTTCGGCCACCGCGTCAGGGTACACGTTCTGCACCTCTTGAGCCATCAGGCCAACGCGGCGCGGCCCGCCCCAGACGTAATTGAACTCGTAGACATTTAGGCCGTCATCGCGTGTGCCGACCTTGACGATGTTGGTCTTCAAACGAACATCGCTGAACTGCTGATCGACACCGTAGTCGTAAGGGGTGCTTACGACGGGTGAACCGCCACCAACACCCGACGGGAACAGCCGATTCATCATCTGCTGATTTTGGTAGTAGTTCAGTCCAGTGCCGAGCGCTCCGGTCAGCGCGTTGGCCGTACCCATGTACCCGGATGCCCGTGCGGCCCCCGCGCCCAACATACCCTGTGCAGCCGCTTGGCCCCCGGCCATCAGATTCTGGCCTGCGGTCTGACCATAGCGCTCACCCAGCCCCGACATGACGCCCGCAGCGCGTGGGCCCACGTCGGCCAGCCCTGCCAGCCGACCATACGCGGCGCTGTACTCTTGCGACCCAAGGTCTTGGCCGTACCGCTGCGCGGCCTTCAAGGCGCCGCCCGAGATCAGCCCACCACGCGCCGCAGCTTGGCGGTCCAGCGCCTTCATGCCTTCGCTCAGACGGAACTGGTAACCAGGGTCCATCTGCAGGAACTGCTGCGCGGCGCCTGGACCACCGCGTTGCAGTGCCGCCAGTCGATTAAAGAACTCGGTGCCTGTGTCAAGAAACGGCTTTTGACGAGCGACGTTCTCTTCGTAGATGCGCTGTTGCAGCGCGTTGGCCTCGCGGCTTGCCTGCAGTTGCGCGTCGGCGGCAGATTCCGCTGCGCCAGCTTGCGTCTTTGCGGCGCTTCTAGATGATAGGCCGCCAATTACGGCGGAACCGACAACGGCACCAGCAACCCAAAAAGTCATGGTCGCACCTCGATTTCTTTGTGTTTGACCTGATTGCCAAGACTGTACATGGAGTCAGGCTCTGCCTCAACCAACTCGGCCTCGGCTTCTTCAACCGTCGTTGCTTCGATGGCGTGGAACGTCATGCAAAGCGCGTCAGTCACCGCGTACACCGCCCGTTTTGTTCCAGGCTTGCTTTGGAACAGGTGCGGTCCAGTAACCTCTTGAACATTCCCCTCGCCATCTGTGATCGCAACCGTCCCGGAGACGATGAGGTAGAAATGTTCCTTCTTGTGGACGGCACCTACGACCAACACTCCAGCGTGGCGAAACACCTCTCGGCAGTACATCCCGCCGTGAAAATAGTGCTTCGTCTCGGGCTCGTACTGCGGCAGCTTGGACAACTCCTGCTGCAGCGATTGCACCTTCTGCCGCATCATTTGCGGCGGTGCAACATTGAACCCTTGACCATAGGTGACAGTTATTGTCACGAAGTCACCTCGCGCCCGGAAGCGCGGATGTTGATGGCGCTTGCCGTGCCGGCGATTGTAGAGATGAACCCGCTGGGCGCAAGCACATGGCCGACCAGTTCCGGGAACGTGTAAGTCTCGCTGGCCTGGAGCGTCTTGGTCTTGGTGATCAGGTTGTCGTTGCCGGCAGAGCCCGCAGCAGTCACCAAGTTCACGCTGATCGTCGCAGCGTTGGCGCTGTAGTTTGTCGCGGTGAACTTGTCGATGATCGCCGTGACGCCCGTGGCGGTGTACTGCGTAACCTGCGTGTTCTCGGCGGTCTTGGCCGGGATCAGCACCTTCACTGAAACTGTCATGGTTTACTCCAGCTCCAACGAGTTGTTGGAATCGTATTGCGTCATTATCCAGTTTGTGCCATCAGAAACCAAGGTGGCATTGGCGCCTGCAACAGCTTCCAAAATAGCCGTCGTCGCAGACCCGCCAGCCAGCGGCACCACATTACTCGACGCTGACACAAGCGCCTGGTTCTGGTAGTTCTGGAAGTGCAACACCCGACCTGTGTTGGTGCTGGCAGTCGGCAGGGTCACGGTGCAGGACGACCCTGACTTGTTGTTGATCAGCCAAGTCTCGCTGGCTGCAACCGAGAAATCTGCCGTTTTGGTAACCGGAGCGCCGCCAGCGCCTGAGATCACAGACGCGGGGGTGACGTTCTTCCAATACTGCAACGTGCTGTCGTACTGGATCAAATCGCTGTTCGCCAACGCGCTGAACTGCACGTTGCTGTCCGTGCCGCCCAGCACGGAGCCTGGGACGATGCGGATGTGCATAGATCCAGAGCCAGCAGACGCGGCGTTGATCACCTCGCCGATGTACGACTTCTGGTTCGGCGCTGACGGTTTGTTCTTCGTCATGCTGCCGACAAACGCCGGGTTGTAGTACAGCGGATCGCCGTCAGCCCACGTCTCGCCGACGCTGCTGCCGGTGGTGTTGAACCCACGCAGGTCGCCGCTGATCTGGATCAGCCCAAAGGCGTTGAGCGCCAGCGTCTCCGCCGCCACACCTACGATTTGGTTAGGGTCGGTCAGCCCGATGGGCGTAGGCGCAACAGTAATCACACCCGACGCGCCCACAGCCCCCGTGTGGTAACACAACTGACCTTTGGTGATGGCCGCCGACGCCTTGGCGTAGACGTACTCCGACTCGCCGACGCGGATCAGCACGTTAGGCGTGGCCTGCACACCCAGCGTTGTTCCGCCGTCCCAAGCCACTGCACCAGCCACCACGGGCACGTTTTCCGCCGTGGTGTCAAACCGCACCCACGGCAAATTGTCCTGCTGCAGCGGCGCCATCGTACCCAGCGGCGGCTTGGGCAGCGTCTGTATTTCTTGCCGCACGCCGTCGATCTGCGTCTGCAACGACTCGACCAAACTGTTCGACATCGACGCAAGCTGCGCTTGGTCGTACAGGTTGCTGAAGTCGCCGCTCAGGTCTTGTACCGGCGGCCCAAAGTTCTGATCGTCAAGTGCCGTGGTCGATGCGCGAAACAGCGACAGGAAAAACTGATACCAAGCGCGGTCGATCAACCCCGTGCGGGGGTCGATGATCGGCACCCGAGGTGGGGTGATCGGCGTTGGGGTGGCGCTGGGCGACGTAGCCATTAGGCGTTCGTCGGGCTGATGATGAGTTCAGCCCCCACGATGGCAACTTTTACGGGGTCGGTGCCAGACAGTTCGTACACGCGGTCGCGCAGCTTGAGCGTCATGCCCAACCGGCGGAAGAACACGCGGCGGTAATACTCGCCGATCTTGCCGATGCCGGCCCAGTGCTCGTTCGACCAAGTGTGGCCGCCGTCGTCGCTCCAGCGCAACATGACCTGCGGGTCGCTGCCTTGGGTCACAGGCGTCAGGTCATCTGAAATCAAGTAGTCGTCAGACTCGGTTACAAGGTACTCGTCGTTCTCAGTCTGAAGGTATATCGTCTCCGCGATCATGGAGCCGGTAAGGCCGACACCCGACTCCAGATCGATCTGCAGCGTGTGATGCGCGGTGCGCTTGAGGTTGTTCTGCCCGGTCGGCAACGCCCGCCACGTCCGATACCAGCGCTGGATCTGGCCGTTGTCCGAGTAGTCCTCAAGGTCAAAGGCGTAGATGTTGCCGTTCCGATAGTCGCCGACGATGACTTCGTTGTCGAAGAACATCTGGCAGTTTGACCAATGGCGCGTGAACGCACCGTTGTTCCAGCCGGCACGCTCATGCCACGCGCCGGTAGCGACGTCGTACACCCAAGTCGTGTCGGCGCTCGGGAAGATCAGCACATAGAAGCTGTGGCCGTCTTGCTGGTAGGTGTACCCAATCGCGTCGGCTAGGTTGCCGTACTTTTGGATGTGCCACTCGACCGCGTGCGTGCTGATGCGCTTCCCGGTGTAGCCGTCAGCGCGGTAGACCATGCCGTGGCCACGGGCATCAGAGCCCAGCCAGAACACGCCGTTGTCCATCTTGGCCACCGAGTACGGCGCGGCGCAGCCCAACTCGTTGAACGCGCCTTGGATGCGCTGGAGCGGGAAGTCCGACGCGCCCGTGTTGTACCAGACCTCTACGCTGCTGGTGCCAAAGACCCAAATCTCGCGGAAGTTTGACAGCACCGACACCACGCCGTCAGGTGAGCCCTCGGCACTGGCGAAATCGAGTGGGTCAACGCTGGTGCCGTCAAGCAGGCTTGTGATCCAAATCTTCTGGCTGTTCGGCTCGTTGAATACAAAGTACCCGTCGAGGTAACCCACCGTCGTTGCGCCCGGAAAGTCCGGGTCGGAGATCGGCGCAAAGACGTTGGTCGCGTTGTTGTAGATGTAGCTGGGGCCGTTGGCTGCAACGAACAGTTGGATGCCGTTGTCGGCCATGCTGACCGGCCCCGTGCCGGCCACCGTGCCCAGCGCCGTCGCAACGTAGCTGGTGTTGATCTTGTAGAGCTGCGTGCCGCTGACGACAAACGCAGTGGCGGCGTCGTTGGAAAACGACCACAGCCCTCGGATCGGGCCAGTGCCGAGTGTAGCCAACAGACGCAGCCCCGGAGCGCGGTTGAGAAACGCCGGCTCCTTGCCTGCTTCCGGCACGATCTCCGGGAACAAGTTGACCATGCGGCTGTCCGCAGCGTTGACGCTGCGGGCCACATAGGAGGAGCCAAGGATGGGCGTCTTCATGCTGTGCTTACTTCAGCCGCACGGGCTTCAACTTCCATCGGATTGTTCCGATAGCCGTATCGGATTGTGTACCAGATGTAGTGCAGATAAAACCGCCGCGCTCCGAGCATCTGGTACTGCAGCCAGTGCCGCTGCTCATGCCGTACCAGCCGCTCCTCGCCCAACCGTTCAGCCAGAATGTAGACGCCTAGCGGTGGCAACGCGATGCCGCCAAAGCCGAAGGTTCGCAGGAACCAGCGGATGACGTGCTTTGCAGGCTTAGGCTCAATAGTTGCCAGCATAGATGTTGAACCGCTGGCGTGTTGCGATCAACGAGTACGGCATGCTCATCACGTCGTCCGGGTTGTTGATGCGCTTCAGGTTGCGCTTGGACGTCATGGCGATCCGCACCACCTGCGGCGGGGGTTCGACACCAAACTCAGGTGCGATCTCCATCGCCAAGTTGTAGGTGAACGCCCGCAGGTAGCCTGGGGGAAACGCCAGCGTGGTGGCCAGCGTAGCCGGGTTGGTCAACTCCTGCACCGAGATAAAGTGCCACTCCAGCAGCCGCGTGGGCACTGGGTAGACGTACATCTCGATGTTGGGGTAGGTCATGTTGACCCACAGCACCTGCGGGTACGTCGAGGTCACGGTCTTGACCGCGATACCGTCATACTGCTGCTGGTTGATCAGCTTGATGCCAAAGCTGACGTTTGTGCCGGGATCGCGGAAATACGTCGCGTCGTCCAGCAGGATGGGCCTGTTGCCAACGAAGTCGCCCGTTGGCCCCAGCGTGCGCTTGACCGTGCTGGTGGGCCAAGTGAACACTTGGTCTTGAGTTGAGAAAACAGACAACCGCTCAGTGTTCCAACTGTCGATCATCTGGTTCAAAGCCATCAGCGCGTCTTGCGAGACAGCCGCAGAAGGCGTTTCACCCTCTGCCAAAACGCCCAGCAAACGCAGGGCGCGGTTGATCTGATCACCCGCTGTGGTGGACATTGACAACCTCCCTACGGCGGCGGGTGCGCTCGGTCAAAGCGTTGACCGGCAGCACAGGTTCGACATCAGCGTCTTGGCCGGGAGTATACCGCTCCCATCCGTTGCGTTCGTCGTATTCCGCTTCCAGTTCCATCGTCGCCACTTTAGCGCCGTGGATCGGATGTCTCATGTAAATGATTGGCATATGAGAAGGGGGCCGAAGCCCCCTTTGGATTACGAGGACATCACAATCCAGTCGGTGCCGTCGCACACCAACATGGCCCAAGCACCTGCAGTGCCGGCAAGGATTGCCGTGCCTGCAGTGTTGGAGTTGATTGGCTTGACGTTCGACGACGCAGACACGACGGTTTGAGCAGCAATCGTCTTGATCCACACCACGCGGCCCGTGTTGGCCGAGGCAGTGGGGAACGTGACGGTGATGGTGCCCGCGCCGTTGCAGACGACGAAGTTTTCAGTCGCAGCCAGCGAGAACGAAGCCGTCTTGGTAACGGGCGCGTTCAAGTCCAGTTGCGTGCCGTTGAGGGCGCCCGTGACTGAAACCGAAGCGCCGGTAACGGCGCCCGTAACAGCAACTGCGCCCGTGACAGTAACGCTTTCAAACTCGGGGTCGCTATACGCGACGCCGACAGCCTTGGTATTAGGCATGATCAATCCTTTCTGTAAAAGGGGGCCGAAGCCCCCTTAAGCTCAGGAAATGCGGTATGCCGTCCAAGCACCGTCGCCGGTCTTGCGGGCACGCCAGTGAGCCGAAGTGCTCA